ATGAGCGCAGCGTACGAAAATCTAAGAGTGTATAAAGCCGCAAAAGATATGACCGCCTATTTTGAAATGCTCATCCGCGGCTTTGAGAGATATCACAAATACCAGATCGGAGTAGATATCCGTAGGGATTCGTATGCTGCGCTCATTTTGATAGCCAAGGCCAATATCCGCTCACTAAGAGAAAACAACCTTAGACTCGCCTTGGATAAATTATTAGAACTAAAGATAAAAGTGGATATATGCGCTGAGATTAAAGCATACCGTAACCCTCATAGTTATGCGGTAGCCGCGCGAAAAGTCAGTGAGGTATCAAAACAGTGCGAAGGATGGCTAAGAAGTTGTGAGAATCCCGGTAGGCAAGAGAAGCCTGCCCGGGAGCCTGCGAATAGGAAGTCACTGGGCGCCTTTTCCACCAGCAGTTCAGGTATGAGAAAACAGGAAATGGTACCGAAAGGATCTGTTTCCGATGGCCATTATCGGCATTAAGTGAAGAGGCAAGCAGCTTGTTGTTGCCTTTGGGCCGCGTGGTGCGTGGGTTCCAACAACGGCAACGTGAACAACAACGATAAGGACAATCATAATTATGTTCGTCCCGTCCGTTCCAGCCAACGATTCTAAAAGCAGTATATTTTCGTTCGAAAATATTTATCGGGCTTATATCGATTGCCGGAAGAAGAAACGCAACACAATTAATGCTCTCCGGATTGAAATTGGTGTCTCCGAGAATATTATCCAGCTCGAATGGGAACTAACCAAGAAAACTTACCATCCTTCGCGCTCTATTCTGTTTACCGTAACAAAACCCAAGAAGCGGGAGATCTTCGCGGCTGATTTTAGAGATCGAATAGTGCACCATCTTCTTGTGGATCAGATGGAAAAGGTCTTCGAGCCGGTTTTTATTCATGATTCATACGCTTGCCGGAGCGGTAAAGGTACACATGCCGCAGTACACAGGTTGCGTAAATTCACCCGGCAGGCTACCAGGAACGGCAAGTTAAGAGCATATTACCTGCAACTCGATATAAAAGATTTTTTCCCGTCAATTAATAAAGAAATTCTTTTCGATCTGATCAAAAGAAAAATAACCGACCCGGATATCTTATGGCTTACCCGGGTGATTCTCTTCTGGGATTGCACAAAGTCGTACATCATCCGGGGTGATTCCGCACTATTGAAATCCATTCCGGTCAACAAAAGCCTTTTCGGTAAGGATAATGAGCGCGGCCTTCCGATAGGAAATCTCACGAGCCAGTTTTTTGCCAACGTATATCTCGATGAGCTTGATCAATTCGTCAAGCATACTCTTAAATGCCGGCATTATCTCCGGTACGTGGATGATTTTGTGATTCTGGATACAGACCCGGAGAAGCTGGCGGAATTGAGAGGGCGGATCGATGAGTTTGTCGCCCAGCAGCTGAAGCTTCAGCTGCATCCTGAGCGGCGCAAGTTGTTGCCGGTGTCCAATGGTATCGATTTCCTGGGGTATATCGTAAGGCCTGGGTATGTATTGGTGAGGAAGCGGGTAATAAACAACCTTAAGGCTAAGCTAAAAATGTTTGCTTCAGTAAACATTAATCCGGAAAAGATTAAAGCCGTGATCAGTTCTTATCTCGGGCATTTTAAGCATGCCAATACTTATCGGTTGCGGCACAGCCTATTCTATTCACCATGCAATTAAGTAACAAAGAATTTGTGTTTACAGTTACCTGCAAGAAGCTGTCTTCTAAGCCGAGGATGACTCAGAGAGATAGATGGGCTGGAAGGGATATCGTAGAGCGATGGTTTGCCTTTCGAGAACTGGTTGTCTTATCTTATCGCCAGTCCGGAGGGAAGTGCTTCTTTGGTCCGGTTTCTATTGGGTATGAATTTCATATAAGAGAAGGCCGCCGGGTAGATTTAGATAATCTTATAAAAGGGATCAATGATGCCTTAAACGGAGAAGCGTGGCCGGATGATTGTTGCTCTATTGTGCGAGAATACGAGTTTGCAAAAGTTATCTTTGTAAAAGCTGGGACACAGGAGAAAGCCAGCATATCGATCAGGGGGCTTTAGGTGGGAATATGGCAGGATTTAGTGAACGGAGGTTTTGAGCTGTTGGGGGCGCCTTTTATTCTTATGAGCATAATCAAGCTGCACAGGGATAAAAGAGTAAGAGGAATATCGTGGATTCATATCCTGTTTTTCTCAGTCTGGGGATGTTGGAATCTTTATTATTATCCCCACTTGAGTCAATGGGCATCATTTATCGGAGGATTATTTTTAGTAGGGATGAATACCATTTGGTTAATTCAAATCGTTTTTTATAGCTGGAAGGAGAAAGTATGGCAGAAGAAAATTTAAACAGGCAAAAGAGCCAAGAGATCCTTGCCTCTATTCAATACCACGCTGCCATAATCCACGATTTATTGCAGCCGGGGTCGACAGTCGATATTACCTTTATGGATAACAACCAGATCATATCTCCGATGCCGCCGCGCGTGGTAGGCAGGTTGATCATCACGCGTCCGACAGCTGTTCTACAAATCAAGACAAGGTAGGTGGATAGTGATCAAGAGAATAAAGAAGTGGCTAAGGCGCAGGCAGCTAAAGACGGCGATTGAAGTCTTGAGGAACCTGGATGTGATCATGAAACGCTCGGGATGCGACCGCAATACTCGCCGAAGGGTATGGCGCGAGATGGCAAAAGACCAATCCAATGTGGTTAGCATCCTCGATGATGTCTATAAGCGAGCGGGTCCTTCCGACGGGGGGAGGGGATAGCGGGTCGGCCGAGGCGCAGCGCGTAAGCGCGCACGAAATGATTTTGCGCCATGTCATGGTCATAATGATACCTAACGGATGGTAGTGTAAACTTAATTACACGACGGAAAACAGGAGTTTGAGCCTATGCAGATCAATGCCAAACCGGACATTCAAGAAGTGCAAATGTCATGTATCAAACAGTGCCCGGATAACCCACGCGAAATAGCTGATGAGGCACTGTCCGGGTTGCGTTCCAGCCTGGAAAGGTTTGGATATGTCGATCTTATAATTTTGAATAAGCGGAACATGCAGATTGTTGGAGGGCATCAGCGGTTTAAGATACTGCAAGACGCTGGGATTAAGAAGGTTAACTGCGTTATGGTTGATGTTGACGACATGATGCAGCAGGCGATGAGCCTTACTTTAAACAACCAAGCTATCGCCGGCTATTTTATCCAAACTATTATCCCGATTTTGGAACGCTTACGCCGCGATATGCCGGAAGACTATATTAACTTGCGCTTGCAGGAACTCCGCGAAGAATGTCATGATTTGGAAGTTGAAGTGGTGGGGAATACCCTGCCCGATGATATCCCGGAGCCTCCGGAGATATCGATCACTAAGCCCGGTGATCTGTGGATCCTGGGAGATCACAGGCTTTTATGCGGCAGCAACACAAATGCCGGGGATATCACCAGATTGATGGATGGTAAGACCGCGCAACTGTTGGCCACGGATCCTCCGTATATGGTTGATTATACCGGTGCGGACCGGCCGAACGGTGGGAAAGACTGGTCAGATTTATATCACGAAGTGGATATTCCGGATGCTGAGAAGTTTTATCAGGATTTCTACACGATCGCTTTGCAGCATGTTGAGCAGAACGCCGCACTTTATCTTTGGCATGCCGACCGCCGATTACTTCTTATTAGAAAAATATGGGAAGAACTGGATTTATTGATCCATCAGCATATTGTCTGGGTAAAGCCTTGCACTATCATGACATTCTCAGTTTATCCATGGAGGCATGAGCCTTGTCTCTTCGGCTGGCGCCGCGGCAATAAGCCGTTTTTCCGTCCTTCAGAAAAGCGGATTGGTTCGGTATGGTTCTGCAACCTGGTAAAAGACGGAGATCCTACAAGCCCCGAATATTACAGTGATATCTGGGAGTTGGATTTTGATGGGAAGAAACGCAATAGCGGTTTAAACCATCCTACCGTAAAGCCGACAGAAATATTTGCCATCCCCATGCGGGTGCATACGAAACCTGGTGATATCTGTCTTGAACCTTTTAGCGGATCCGGAAGTCAGATTATCGCGGCTGAACGTGTCGGCCGGCGTTGTTTCGCAATGGAGCTTGAGCCGGTATTCTGTGATGTAGCTGTCCGGAGATGGGAAGAGTTTACGGGTAAGAAAGGAGTTCTTACCTGCGCAGCCAATCTTTAGTAATTTTTCTATCTATCCAAGGAGTCCGAGGCCTATCGCTTCCCCGTTTTTTATTAGCCGGAGGTGATTTCTTGAAGAATCTGTAGAATGGCATTCTTGCTGCGATTAGCCAAGACCTGATATTCTTGCGAACCACAAAGTAATGGTTTTTTGACAAGTAATACAAGATCGGGATAAATATCGATGTTAGCAGTATCTTATACCGTGTATTCATGGAGATATCTTTCCATCCAGTTTAAATTAATGCATTAATGTATTATAGCACTACCAGTGGAATAGATACAGAATGAAGGTTGAGTAAGAAGGAGGGGTTTAATGGAAGCATTGCTTTATATTTACTTATCCGGGGTTTTATTCGCTCTGGGAATTTCCGGAAGGCCTTGTAAAGGAACGAATCTTTTAGGATACCTTGGCATGATTATTTTGTCATGGTTTGGAGCAGGAGCGCTTATAGGGATTGGATTGAGTAAAGATGTTTCTAACCGTGTTGTCCTTACGGAGAAAGATAAATAAACGGGCGGCCGGGCCCGAATAGTTAAATCCGCGCCACCCACATGTTCAAGGCATGCGGGTTTTTCCAGCCGCTCACACACAGATGAGCATATTTTAATTCACGCTCGCTCTGTTTGTCAATGCCCGCATGATGGATAATTTTAAAAACCAGAAAATCAGAATAATCGAGATGGCGAAAAAACGCCGGCAAATACAATTAATAGAAAAGCTACAAAGCGGCAGGTCATCAACCCCCGCGTTAAAGAAAGGGGAGATCCGCGAGCTTGAGGAATTAAGTTCCGAATCGGAATCCCGGGGATACGCGGAAAGCCAGGAAAGCGTTGCCCGGGCTTTCGGGGTTTCGGTCCGTACGGTCGCGCGCTGGCTAAAAGAAGGAATGCCGCCGGCACAAGACGGTAAATACGATCTTGAAAAGATCAATTCCTGGAGAGCGGAACATGAGGGCAAGGTTTCAGGAGGAAGAAAAGGCGTATACGCCGACAAGGTACGCTGGGAAATAGCTCGACTGAAGGAGGACGTGAAAAAGCGCAGGATCGAAAACGACGTCAGGAAGGGTAAGCTGATACTGCGGGATAAGGTCGAAAAAGAGCTTATAAACATAAGCCTGGCCATGAAGCGGGCGCTGCTTGTTCTGCCCAATACGATATCCCTTCGTTGCTTCGGCCAGGAGCCGCGTAAGATCAAGGCCATTGTCCAGGAAGAAGTGGAAAACGTGATCGACAGGATATCAGAATCAAAAATATTCGATAAGAAAAAGGAGAAGGAAAAAAGTGGCTAATGCTGGGGTTTTGATCCCAATGCCTGAAATATGGACGGATCAGGTGCGCATGGCATGGAAGATCCCCAAAGGGCAGACGGTTTCGGAATGGGCAGATAAGAACAGGGTGCTTGACCCTAAAACTTCCGCGGAGCCCGGGCAATGGCATACTTCGCGCACTCCTTACCTGCGCGGGCCCATGGATGCCTTTAACGATCCGTTCATCGAGGAGGTCACTCTTATGTTCAGCACCCAGGTAGGCAAGACCGAAGCGTTTCTTAATTGCCTGGGGTTCGCCGTGGACCATGACCCGGGACCGGTACTATGGGTCCAGCCCAGGGAAGCAGACGCAAAGACCTTCTCCACCGATAGGCTCAAGCGGATGATTGAGCTTTCGCCGGCTCTTTCCGGGCACATGACCGGCGTTCAAGATGATATCTCCAAGCTGGCGCTCGAGCTGGATAGGATGATCATATACCTTGCCGGATCAAACAGCCCGGCGGCCCTTTCCGGGAAGCCTATCCGATTCCTCCTGCTTGATGAAACGGACAAATACCCGCCTTTTTCCGGAAAAGAAGCTGATCCGATAAAGCTTTCCCGGGAAAGGACGAGAACGTTCAAGGTAAGCAGAAAGATATTAAAATGCTCCACGCCCACGCTAAGGGAAGGATACATAAACCGTGAATATGAGCATTCAGACAGGTGCAAGTATTACGTCCCATGCCCGCACTGCGGTGAGTACCAGATCTTTATTTTTCGGCAGTACCTTAAGTGGCCGAAAGATAGCGAGTCTGATCCCGAGAAGATAAAGAACCAATCCTTGGCCTGGTATGAATGTATGCACTGCGGCGGCCGCATCGAAGACCGCCACAAGCAGGCCATGCTGGAGGCCGGCAAATGGGTCCCGGAAGGGTGCACTATAGGCAAAGACGGGACAATATCCGGGGAGATCCCACAGACTTCCATGCGCGGTTTCTGGCTTAGCGCTCTGTACTCCCCGTGGTTGTCATTCTCCGAGATAGCGGCGGAGTTCCTCAGTTCAAAAGACGACCCCCAAACACTTATGAATTTCGTGAACTCCTGGCTCGCCGAGATCTGGGAGGAGGGGCTTGAGCATAATACCCCGGACAAGCTGCGTAAGCTTATCAGGCCGTACAAAAAACACGTCGTTCCCATGGAGGTGAAGGTCCTTACCGCCGCGGTGGACGTCCAGAAAGATTATTTCATATTGGCGATACGCGGCTGGGGCGTCGGGCAGCGGTCCTGGGGGATACTGGCCGAGCGGGTGGAAACCTGGGACGACGTAGAGGATATTATCTTTAGCACCTGCTATCCCTCGGAAATCGCCGGCATAGACCCTTTCAAGGTCCGCCTTGTTTTGTGCGATACCGGCTATCATACGGATGAGGTATACAACTTCTGCCGGCAGCACCGGGATCAGGCCAGGGCGATAAAGGGCGTCGATCACCTTAATGGTCCCACGTATCTCGTGTCGGTCATAGACCGGATGCCTAAAAGCGGCAAGGTCATCCAGGGGGGGCTGAAGCTGTGGCGTATCGATACGAGTTATTTCAAGGACAAGGTGACCAGGCTGATCCAGAACACGGAAGAGGACAACACGCGCGGGGGATGGTATATCCCGGAAGGGACGACCGAGGATTATTTCAGGCAGATGAGTTCGGAACATAAGATACAGGTTCGGGACCCCAAGCGCAAGACTATAACCTACCACTGGAAAAAGATACACACCTCCGGGAGTAACCATTACTGGGATGTCGAGATCTATAATGCCGCGGCAGCCGATATGCTGCGCGTATACGCGATGAGGGAATCTGATTTCCAGAGGCAGCCGGAAAGAAGGGAAGAACACAAGAAAAGCAGTTTTACTCCATCCCAGTCAGGCGGAAGCTGGCTTGGCGGCCGCCGCCAGGGGTGGATCAAGCGATAGGCAGGATATGAGCTGGATAAACAGATCTTCCCGGAGCGGTTGGCTCGGTATAAGGCACAGCAGGCCGGCCCCGTCTGCCCAGGCGAAAGAGGCGGACCCGAAGGCCCAAAAGGGCGGCCAGGATGACGAGAATTCCAGCTACGGGGTGATATATTACCCCATAAAGTGCCCGAAGTGCAAGAGTAAAATCATAAAGACCTATGCGAGTAAACCTCCGATAAGGTACCATAAATGCCTAAAATGCGGGTATAGATTCCGTAGCAGTGAGGCGGAAGGGGAGTAAAAGTCGTTACTACAGCGTAGTAACGACCCCCTTGACAGGTTTTTAGGGTAAAGGATAATAGAAGTACAATTTATTTTCCACGGCTGATCACCGGAGGAATTTTTCAAGCGGCAGTTGGGTGCCTAACCACCTAACTGCCGCTTTTTTATTTATCGTCGGAGGAGCGATGTCGGTTACCACACAGCAGATGCTCGACGCGGTTGATGCAGCGATATACGCAATCCTTACCGGCGGGGCTGTTCAGTCTTATAACGTCAGGGGGTCGAACGTGAACCTGCAAAAATACAGCCTTGCCGAGCTGCGGGATATGAAACGGTCGCTTGAGAAGAAGGTCTCCGCCGAGAACGGCGGTAACCGTAATTACGTCAAATTTCCAAAGTGATGGAAAAGCGCAGAAAGAAGATCCCTTTCTCACAAAGGCTTGATAACGCGATAGGAGTATTTTTTCCACGCGTAGCATTCAGGCGCCGGCAGTACCGCATGGCAAATGACATACTCGCCGTCCGCGGAGGATACGAAGGCGCCGCCAGGGACAGGCTCCTGGGAAGCTGGACCCCGTCAGGGGCGTCGGCCGACGAAGTGCTGCTTGACGAGTTGTCGGATCTGCGCGAGCGCAGCCGGTATCTTGTCCGTAACGATGGGGTTGCGGCAGGGGCCTTGAACACCATGGCCGACAACGTGGTCGGCACAGGCATATTGCCGCAGGCGCGGATAGACAAGAAAAGCCTCGGAATGTCTTATGAGGAAGCCGAGGATTTTCAGCGCATAGTGGAACGCGCCTGGGAAAAATGGGAACCGTTTGCCGACCGGCTCGGGAGGATGAACTTCTGCGAGATACAAGACCTGGTGATGCGCCAGATCCTGATGAACGGGGACGTGATTGTCCTCGTACAGATGCTTGACAGGCCCTACAGGCCTTATTCGCTCTGTCTCAACGTAATTGAAGCAGACCGTCTTGCTACCCCCTCAGATAAAACAGGCGACAAATCGATCCGTAAAGGCGTAGAAATTGACGAGGCCGGTGAGCCGGTGGCTTACTGGATATGCAAATATCACCCAGGGGATACTACTTACCGAAGGAGCACCCGTGGGTCGGATGAGTTCATCCGCATCCCGGCGCGCAACCAGTACGGACGTCTTAACGTTCTGCATCTTTATCATACCAAGCGGCCGGGGCAGTCGCGCGGGGAACCGTTTTTCGCCCCTGTGATAAGCAGATTTAAACATCTTTGTGACTATATGGACGCCGAATTGGTGGCTGCCAAGGTAGCGGCCTGCTTCGCTGTATTTATCAAACGCGAAAATTCAGAGGAATTTGCAATCTCGGGTACCGATGAAGTTCAATCTGACGGTAAGCGTCTTACAGAATTAGAACCTGGGATGGTGGAAAACCTTGAACCCGGGGAATCGATCGACTCATTTTCCCCGCAGCGGCCGGGGGCGCAGTTTGACGCCTTCGTAGAGAAAACGCTGCGCTTTATAGGTGCAGGGCTTGGAATGCCTTACGAGTTGATCTTTAAGGACTTTTCCAAGACAAATTATTCCAGCGCCCGGGCATCCCTGCTTGAAGCAAGAAAGATGTTTCGTAAGGAACAGAAATTCATCGCGGAAAAGCTCTGCCAGCTGATATACGAGAACCTTATCGATGAGGTGGTACTGCGCGGAGAAGTAAGCGTTAAGGATTACTTCCCGCGGCGTATGGATTACACCAGGGCCAGATGGATAGCCCCAGGATGGGGATATATAGACCCGACAAAAGAGATAAGTGCTGCCAAAGATGCAATCAAAGGCAATATTTCCACGCTGGCCGATGAATGCGCGGCGCACGGCAAGGATTGGGAGGAAGTGATCGAGCAGAGGGCCAGGGAGGAAGATAAACGCAAGCGGCTCGGGCTTCCGGACGAAAACTCTTCCAAGCAGGACCAGGCACCGGCGGCCCAGCCGGTACAGGAAAAGCCGGAAAGAATACCCGGGCAGGAAGGAATACCAGATGACCAGGAAGATTAACGAGGCCGCATACCTGAAGCCCTGGGTGATGAAGGAAGAAGTCGTCAACGTCATGCGCGAGGTCATTGACAGGCACTTGCGCGGCGAGAAACTTCCGGAAGGGGAAGTCGCACAGGTAACGGCTGGAAAAAAGACGCCGCCTGATTACGAGGTCATAAACGGGACAGCCAGGATCCCGGTTTACGGAATTATTTCAAAGCGGGCAAGCCTGATACAGCGCATTTCTTCCCCGGGGACGTCCACGCTTGAGATCGAGCGTGACCTGAAAGCGGCGCTGGAGGACCCGCAGGTGCGCGATATTGTTCTGGACATAGACAGCCCTGGAGGCGGCTCAGACGGTGTGCTCGAGCTGTCAGATATGATCTACGCCTGCAGGGGGAAGAAAAAGATCACCGCCTACGCAAACGGCGATATGTGCTCCGCTGCCTACTGGATCGGGTCGGCGGCCGATAAGGTCTACGCCAGCCGCGGATCTGATGTCGGATCGATCGGAGTTTACTCTGCCGTTTACGACTACACGGTGGCCAATCACCAGGCAGGCATCAAGACCGAGGTGATCAAGGCCGGTAAAAACAAGGCCGCCGGACATCCGGACAAGCCGTTTACCCAAGAGGACCGCCAGATCATACAAAAGCGTATCGACCATATATACGACCTCTTTGTGGAGGCGGTTTCGCGCAACAGGAACATGCCGGCAGAAAAGGTTCTCGAAATCGCGACAGGTGACGTGTTTATCGGTCAGGAAGCCATGGACGCTGGCCTCGTGGACGGCATCTGCACGTTCGATTCGCTGTTTTCCGGACAGAACCAAAATTCTCCGGCTGCGGCCGGAACTAAAACCAAGGCAGCAGCCGATGCGCAGGGCGCGGAAGGCTTAGAAATAGAAAAACAGGCGGCAGGAAGCGCCTTAAAACCAAAACAGGAGGGAAAGATGTCGGAGTTAAAAGACGCAACAATCGACCAGGTAAAAGCCGAGAACAAGACGGCGGCGGACGCGCTTATAGCCGAGGGCAAGGCCGCCGGATCCGCCGAAGCCAAGGCCGCGGAGACCAAGCGCGTGGAAGGGATCATTTCCAATACTCCCAAGGGAATGGAGCCTCTGGCCCTGGAGGCAATAAAGAACGGCACGAGCGTGGAAGACGCGCAGAAATCGTTCCTTAAGGCCCTGCAGGGTTCCGGCGCCGCCGAAGTGCCCCACGGAGAAGGATCAGAAGGTAAAGGCCCTGAAACAGGCAAAGCGGCCAAGACGCACCTCGATATGGCCAAAGAGTACCAGGCGAAGCATAACTGCAACATGACCGACGCCTTGCGTGCCACTGCCAAGGACTTCGAGGCGCAGAAAAAGCAGGTAAAAAAATAAGCCCGGCATAGACGCGCGGGTTGAAATCTTATTAAAACCATAACAGGAGGATAAACAGATGTCACAGCAGAATGAAGGGGGACTGAAAGCCTTTACAGCGGGAGAAGATCTTGCGGCATACCGCAGGGTCAAGCTGTCCGGCGGCGAGGTCGTATATGCAGACGCCGGCGAGGAGTTTATCGGCATCACGCAGGAAGCCAAGTTGGACGGCGAGCAGATAACCGTCGCCATGCGCTCGTCCGGGAGGACGTTTAAGGCAGTGGCTGCCGAGGCGTTCGCCATCGATTCCGTGCTTTACGGCGCGGCCGACGGCAAGGTCCAGGACACCGTATCCGGGACCGCCCAGGGCATTGCCCTTGAGGCTGCGACCGCAGCCGGGGATATTGTGGAGGTCTACTTCAATAACGGAGCCGCCGGCAGCATCGGTCCGGATTCCGTAAAAGTAGAAGCCGCGAACGAAGGAGCGTTCCCGATAATCATCCGGAAAGTGTGTAATTTTAACGCTACCCCGGATGCGATTGCGGTTGCCACGGCCAGCCGCAAGCTGCGTATCATAGACTGGTGGCTGCGTGCGATCGACAACACGGCTGCCAATATCACGGTGAAGAATGCCGGGACGTCGATCTCTACGGCAGCTCTGGCAAAAGGCGCGACTGTCGACGCGATAGTTCATGCGGCAAGCGTCGTAGAGGCGCAGGCGGAAGTCGCATCAGGAGCGGCAATTACCGTTGAATCTTCGGCTGCGTCGGCCGACATAGAACTGTTCATTATGGCAGTTCCCATATCGTAAAAGTTTTAAATCTTTGCGGCTGATCCCCGCGAAGATCTCGAAAAGCGGCAGTTGGGTGCCCAACCACTCGACTGCCGCTTTCTTTTTGAGTTCTTAAAAACAAACGCAGCACAACAAGGAGGAAAACATGGATTACAGCGGAACAAGAGCAACGCCGCGGCTGGAATTGGGAGTGGCCGCGCAGGAGTTTATTGATTCACAGGATGCTTTTATCGGGACCAAAGCTTTCCCTATCTTTAACACCAAGGTACCCGCCGCGGCATATCCCGCGATCACCAGGGAAACCGTGACCAGGCGCGATGATGCCAAGAGAAGCACTCGCGGAACCTATAACAGGATAACCATCGGGGCAAAGGATAAGACCTTTAAGTGCGAAGAGCATGGTCTTGAAGGGCCCTTGGGAGACGACCAGCGCAAGCTTTACGCCAGCGACTTCGACGCCGAGCTGCAGATAACCCAGGCTACCACCCGCAAGGTTCTGATCGAGCAGGAAGCGCGCATCGCCACGCTGGCATTCGACACAGCCACCTTTACCGGGGCGGCTCTTTACACCAACTACAGTTCTTCCGCTCCCTGGGCCACGGCTGCCAGTGATGTTATTGGCTCGATAAGGGCGGTCAGGGGCAAGATCAGGCAGAATTGCGGTATGGAGGCCAATGCACTTATCTGCAGCAAGACTAACATCGATTACCTGCTGGGCAATACCGCCATCAAGGCCGCGATCCAGTACGTTTCCGCTCTTACCGAGCAGAATCTGCTGAACGCGCTTGCCGGAGTGCTCGGTTTACAGAAGATACTGGTCGGCAAAGCTGTATACAATAGCGCAAAGGAAGGACAGTCGTTTTCCGGAGCCGAGATATGGAGTGCAACGTATGCCCTTCTGGGAATAGTCCCGGACAACGGCCAGGATCTTTCCTTGCCGGCAGTCGGAAGGACTTTTCTCTGGACCGAAGACAGCCCGGAGAACGCCACGGTGGAATCATACAGGGATGACGGAGCAAGGAGCGATATCTTCCGTGTCAGGCAGCACACGGACGAGGTGCTCGTGGACGCTTACTTCGGACACCTGATGAAAGTCGCGTAAAGCAGCAACCGATAAAGAGGCCCGCTGCCCCGGGGGAGAAATCCTCCGGGGGCGGGGTTTTATCCATGAGCTTCCAGGACCAGGCAAAAGCAGATTTTATAAATAACGTGCTCAACACGGACGAATGTGCCGAGGACATCACGTATACGCCAAAAGGAAGCACCGCTAAACCGATCAAGGCGATCGTGGAGCGTAAAGGCCTGCTTAACGCCGGTGAGGTTTCGGGGCGCATCCTTGTCGAGCAGGTAGAGATTATCATCGCTAATGACTCCGAATATGGTGTGGAGGAAATAAACAAAGGCGGCGACACAGTATCGCTTCCGGAGCGCATAGGCGGGGATATCGTCACTTTCAGGGTTGTGCATATTCTCAACCAGTGCCCCGTATCTTGGCATTTACTGCTTGAAAGGTAAAGCTTATGGCAACACCCAAGCAGGAAATAAACCTTAGCCGGTATCTCGACGTTGATGGCGTGCGCATCGATTCCCGCCGGCTTGATGTTGCGCTGGAACACGCCCTACCGGCGCTAAAAGAAGAGGTAATGGACGCCCTTGATCATATCCGCAAGGGGTTCTTCAAAGCGCTATATGCCAATACCGGACTGAAGGATAAGCGGTTTATCGCCACCAAAAACGTCGGTATCGGCCGCCACATCAAGGTTTACCGCAACCCGCGCGCCGGCAGCGGACCGCTGGATATGGTCCTTGGCATATTCACCCGCTCAAAGATCACCGCTTTACACGAGAAAGGCGGAACCGTGCGCGCTAAATCCGGGATGATGGCGATACCTTTGGATTCCGCCAGGTCTTCCGGCAGGCTTTCGAAGTCGGTCTCAGAGTTCCAGGGGATGCGCAGGGTTTTTGACCCACAGTCTGCCAAAGCCAGAGCCCTGAAACTGTTTATGGCAAAACGGGGAAGCAATACCTTCCTCTTCCGGAAACAGGATAACGGGGAAATCGATGCCTTATTTATCCTCAAAAACCAGATGACCATCCAGCCGCGCCTTAGACTTCAGGACACCTGGGATAGGCTGGAAGGCTACAGGATAAACGTCTTCAACGATTCTGTGGGGAAAGCGCTATCTAAAACTGGGCTTATATGAGCACTGTATCGATCCGGGAAAGCATACTCGCCAACATCGCCACGGTCCTGGCGGGGATCACCGCGGGCAGCGTATATAACAATACCCTTGCCAGCGTCCAGCGGTTCAAGGCCGCGGGCAACCAGGTCGCATCTACCCCTTGTGTTGTGATCACGGCCGCGCCTGAAGATAAGGAAGACCATCCGGATCCGCAGAAGACCTGCACTCTTACCATAAGCCTCGATGCCTATATGCGCGATGACGAGGACGAGACAGTAAATTCCGATACCCGGCTTAACAGCGTACTCCTGGATATCGAGAAAGCGCTTATGCTTGATTACACCCGGGGAGGATACGCCCAGGAGACCCATTTAAGACGCATTGTCCCTTTTACAGTCATAGACGGGGGCGCCAGTTACGGGGCCCAGATCGAAGTGGATGTCATTTATAAACACAGCCGGCTTGATCCGGCGGCTTACGTTTAACGAGGAGGATATATGTCGAACAGTTTGCTTACCCGCCGCCGGCTGATAGCGGCAAAAGTTGAAAGTATCGAAGGGACGGCGGAAACACTTGCCGCCGCAGACGCCAAAATCCTGGCTTACGATCCCAAGGTATCTTACGACTTCGAAATGTTTCAGCGTAATCCTGCCCGGGCGTCTTCTTCTCCGGTAGGCAGGATAGTCGGTAAACGTCCGGCCGGATTGACCTTTAAACTCGAATTGCGCGGGTCCGGAACAGCCACAACCGAGCCGGAGTGGTCAAAGATCCTGAAGACCTGCGGTTATGCCTGCAGTTCGCTTTATTCCATAACGGTTGGAGCGATAACTTCAGGGCCTTTCCAGCACGGGGAAGTAATCAGCGGAGGAACGTCTAACGCAACCGGGAGGGTAATTATAAATACCGCCAATGGCGTGACCACGCTTTATTTTGTTGCCCTTTCCGACACTTTCCAGAGCGGAGAGACCATCACAGGGGGAACTTCCGGAGCAACAGCCACAACCGGATCAGTCCCGACAGCTGTTGGTAAGGTCTGGGAACCGATCACATTCAACAACGGCAATATCGTCTCTCTTACTATGGGCTGCTATGAAGACGGGATAAAGAAGGTCCTGCGGGGATGCCGCGGGAACGTCAAGTTTTCCTTCAAATCCGGGGAGCCCGCCTTTATGGACTTCGACTTCAAAGGTGTGGAGGCTGGTATTACCGACGTTGCTATGCTTAGCGGTATAGCGCACGAATCGACCAAACCGCCGGCGTTTGTCAGCGCGTCTCTTGCCATAGACTCCATAGCCGCTCTTTTGAGCCAGATAGATCTCGATACCGGGGCATCGCTCAATTATCGGGATGACGTCAGTTCTGATCGCGGGATACTTTCAGCGCTGATTACGGACCGGGCGATTTCCGGATCATTTGATCCGGAAATGGTGCTTGCGGCCACTTACGACTATCACGCCAAGTGGGTCGCCGGCACGGAAGCGGTATTGGACTTCATCGTGGGTTCCAGCACGGGCAACAAGTTCCGTTTCTACGCCCCGCACGTGCAGTATACGAAGGTAGAAGACGGAGACCGCAACGGCATCAAGACCGCGGCGTGTCAGTTCGACCTTAACGCTCCCATTGCCCTGGGGGATACGGAATTCGCCATTTTGGCGCTTTAACGGGGATTAGAGAGGAGACCATTATGCTTAAAGGGATATATGTACACGAAATAAGCGTTTACGTCAGCAAGCTGGACACAGACGCAGAAAACCCCACCAAGTTCCACGTAGGGGTGCTTGATCCGTTCCTAGAGGCCTATATCAACGACACGGCCACCACGGCCGTCAAAAAGGAGCAGGGAGCGGGGGAAGAGGAGCTTGAGGTAAAGCTGAACCTTTCCCTGCGCAACCTGCTTACCGTGAAGTTCTGCGTCAGGAAGATAGAGAACTTCTGGGATCCGAAAAAGAAGGAAGCCGTGACGATAGAGGCAACAGCCGTGAAGATCGGCAGCAGGGAATACACGGCGCTCCCGGATGACGTGATCGCGGCGCTTCCCGGAGGTACAGCCATCCTCATGGAATTGTCCCTGGAGGCCCGCAGGCTGAATACTTTGAGCGAGGAAGAAGCAAAAAACTGAGACTGGCAATTCAGCTTCCGGAATTCAAGCTGGATTGCCGCAAGTGCAGCGAGGGACAGAAGCGGGAGCGCGGGTGCCGGGAAAAGAGCTTTATCCCGGATGTTTGGAGCCTAGGGGAATGGAAGTTCGATAGGTGTCCGCTGAAAATTGTAAAGCAACAGAGCTTTGATTTCATCAGGGCGTTCAATTTTTATAAAGAGTCGGGCTCTTTTCCAAATCCCGGGGCGTGGAGCTTCCAGCCCAAAAAGCTGATTGAAGCCTTTCTATTCATTCAGTCAGAGATAAACGCCATCATGGAGGAGATGAAGAAAAAGGCGTGATCTTAGGCCGTCAGTCTTTCTTAACGGCCCAGACCAGGGCTATCACCCAGCCGAGGAAGGTCCAGCCAAGGAAGAGATTCAGTATCCCTATCGCGGTAACGTCTTTGTGCCCCCGGTTTCTGGCCACAAAAAAGGGGATGAAGTATATGGGGATTCCTACGAGGATTGCTACTAAAAATACGCCTGTTAATGCTAAATCATCCATATCAACATCCTTATTTACGAAGCTGTGTTGTTTTTCCGTAATGCGATAGATATGAGACAAGCGAGGGCAACGGGAATGCCGAAAAAAAGAGTTCCGAACTTTGCTGTTGGGAAGATTACGTTGTCAAGGAAGTTGTGCTCGCCATCTTCCCAGTATATATCCTTAACAGTTTTATGCTCTTCGGCACGTATGTTATGCATCGCTACCCATCTTTTTTTAGTTTCCAATAGAGAATCTTGTGAACTCATAAACCAAAACGTTGTAAAGATTACCGCTAAGATTGTCCATATAACTAAGAATCTCTCTAAATGTGTTTTTATTAAAAATAACGAGGCAATTGATACTGGGATACCAAAAAACAACATCCCGAATAAAACTGTTGGGTTAATTACGTTATTAAGCAAATTATATTTCTCGTTATATTCCCAGAAATCATCGTTAGAGGTAGGGGCCTTAATTTTTAAATTAGCACTTACTCTACCATTATATTTATTTACCCACTCGTTTTGTGAAGCAAGTAAATGTTTCTTAGCCCCAATAAAGAATAATGTTGTGACTATTGCGGCAATAAGTGTCCAGATAACCAAAAATTTCTTCATGTTTCTACCTTTATCACAAAAACTGGAGGTTGTCAATGTCTACTAATAAAGATGTCAGTTACGAATTAAAAGTGAACAGCTTTTAAGGCGATTTACGTTTTAAAAGTGAACAGTTGAAAATATGGCATACTTTATCCAAAAAGGAAGGTAAAGTATGTCTAAACATATTCACAAACGGTTTACTACTGAACAAGTCAAAGATCTTATAAAACGCTATGAAGCTGGTGAAATATCCAGAGTCAACATTGAAACAATCTTGGGCATCGGGCAAACCAGATTCTTTGCTCTAATTAAGGCTTACCGCGATAACCCCGGTTCCTTCAATATTTGCTATAACCGCAGTAATCCCACCCGCTACCTTAACCAAAAGGTTGAAAAAAGGATTATCCAAGAGCTTACTGCCTCACAAAAGCTTATTGACGAGAAGAATGTTCCTATTTGGAGATATAACTATAGCTTCATCCGTCAAACACTGCGTGAAAAAGACCATCAGGACGTCGCTTTATCAACAATCATCAAACGCGCCCAAGAACACGGCTTTTATATCCCTCGCAAAAAGGCTGTCAAAACCCACGATCGGGAAGTCCTTACCAACAATGTCGGAGAACTTATCCAGCATGACTCGTCTCAACATCTCTTCGCTCCGAAATCCGGACGTAAATGGTGGTTAATTACTTCTATCGATGACCACAGCCGGTTCATATTCTATGCCAAATTGGTTGAACATGACACTACCTGGCCGCATATCCTCGCTATTCGCTACATCTTCCTGAAATTCGGCCTGCCGTTACGCTTCTACATTGATTCCGACTCAATCTTCCGTTTTGTCCGCAACCGCGATGACCGGCATTACAACCTGCTTCCTTCTGCCGATGAAACAAGACCTCAGTGGACTCAAATCCTCAATGAGTGTCAAGTCAAACCCGTCTTTGCTCTCTCTCCTCAGGCTAAAGGCAAGGTCGAACGGCCTTACGGTTGGCTTCAAGACCATCTTGTCCGCCTCTGTTACAGAGAAAATGTCACCTCTTTAACTCAAGGCAATCTCATCCTCGGACAAGAAATCAATGCTTACAACTTTAAACGCGTTCATTCTACCGTACAAGAAATACCTCACTTACGCTATCAAAGAGCCATCAAAGATAATAGAACCCTTTTTAGACCTTTTCGTATCCCTTCTCCATTCCAATCTACTAAAGATATCTTCTCTATCCGTATGGATAGAACTGTTGATGCCTATCGCTCCGTAACGATAAACAATCTAAAAATCAGATTCAGCAACGCTCCAATCTACGAAAAAGTCCATTTACGCATACATCCCGACATAACAACCGGATTATCCGAAATCAGATTCTGGTATAAAGGCCACCTTTTAGACATCCAAAGAGTTAAAACTCAACTCATTGACCCTGTTCACTTTTAA